GGCCGCCGTGTATGGACGCAAGTTGTTTTCCGGGTTGCGCTTGACCGCGCCGTTTTCCATAAACGCCAAAGTCTTGCCGCCGTTCCCATCATCAATATATTCCGGGTTCATCGCCTTAACCTTGGCCACGGCCTGTTCGGTCAACACGGACGTAACAGACGCGGGCAAATCGGCCTTAAATTTCAATCCGGCGGTCGCCTTGGCAAATTCGCCGTCAATCTTCATTCCGAACAGGGCCTTTGCGTGTTCGCTTTCGGCCGTGTCGTATTTGGTTTTAAGGTCGGTATATTCCTTGGTCACGTTGGCCAAATCCGCCTTGGCTTGGTCCAATTGGCGTTTGGTTTCCGCATCCCCGCCGCCCTTTGCAATTACGGATTCCAAACGGGTTTTCTCTTTTTCTAATTCGGAAACCTTGGTTTGCAATTCGGCGGCGTTACCCGCTTGGCCTTTGATTTCGCCAATAACACGTTTGGCGTAATCATAGGTTTTTTCGGCCCCATTCTTGGCGATTCCGGACGCCGCCAAAATGTCAGCATCCAAGCCGCCGTAAATTTCGCCGGTCTTTTGACCGATAACCGCCGTTTCGTCGTTCTTCGACATTTCGACGATTGCCGTTTTCTGTTCATCCGTCAAGCCCGATAACGCGGCGTTGGCGTTCAACAATTCGGTTGTAAGTGCCATAATTCTTTCCCTTTGAATTTTTGGTTAATGTCGTTTTACTTTTCGTTTCGCCCGGGACGGTTACTTTTCGGATTCAGTCTTGGCGGGGCGGCCCGGTTTCTTTGCGGGTTCCTGTTCCTTTGCGGCGTCGCGTTCGGCAATGGCCTTGGCGACGGCGGCGGCAACGGCCGCATCGAATTTTTCTTGGTCGGCCTTGGCCTTGGCGGCGGCGGCTTCCTTGGCGGCCTGTTCGCGCTTGGCGGCCTGTTCTTTCAACCACACGTTCGGGTCGTGCAAAATCGTAACGGTGTAACCCTGTTTCCGCAAGGAATCCGCAACGTGGGCTTCAAAAATCTTTTTGCCGAATTTTTGCACCCGGGGGCGGGAAAGACGCTTGCCGGTTTTCGGGTCGTATTGTACGACCTCAATAACGGCGTGGTAATCCTTTTCTTCGCCCGTGGGAACAATGTAATTTTCGGCGGTCAACTTTTCAATCGGGGTATCGCGCCCGTCTTTTGTAATCATCGCTTTACACGGTTTTATTGTTAAACATTGGCCGGTTGCGGTTTCTGTTCATCCGCATATCGCCGCAATTCGGCCGTAATCTTTTCAATCTTGCGTTGGTACGGTATTTCCGAACCGAAATCCAAAATGTTGGTGTTTTCACGTTCGAACCGGCGTACAAAATTAGGAAAGTTCAATTTAATACGCAAATCCGTTTCGGAAACCAACCTTTTGTCGAACAGTTCGGAAACCTCAACGCGTGACAAATGGCGGAACGGTTCAAGTTCGGCCAAAACCAACATACGGCGTAATTGCGTCGGGTCGTTCCGGTATTCGGTTTCCAAGATTTGGTTTTGCATCATATCCAATTCGGATTCCGACGCGCCCGCATCCTTGGCGGCCTTATACCGTTTACGCAATTCATCCGGGGAATACAAGTAAAATTCCGTTCCGTAATTGATTTTCGCCGAAATGAAATACCGTCCATAACGCAACCGGCAAACGGTTTCGTCAACCCATTGTTGGGCGGCTTCGAAACCCTTTTTAACCCGGTTCAAAACGGTTGTGACGTTTTCGAAATTCGCTTGCACCTGTTGTTCGTTGAACGCATCGCGGTTCGTTACGATTTCATCTTGACCGACAACGGCCGTAATGATTTCTTCGCGCAACCGCTTTTGTTCCTCAACGTTGTAATCAAGGGCGTTGCGGTCAACGTTCAATATCTGTACGGGGTTACGCAAATCGGGTTGGTTTTCGTCCGGGTTCGGTACGGGGATTTCCACGAACGAACCGGCCCCGATTATACGTTTGTTTCCGCATTTCGGGCAACGCAACAGTAATCCGGCCATATCCAAACGATAACGGCCTTGTTTGTCACGCAAAAACCCGCCGTCGCAATAATCCCCGTTTTCGGCGTTCGTGAAATCGCAACTTTGTTCGTACCCGGACAAAATGGGATATGCGCCCATAAGGTCCAATTGGCGTTTGGAAATGTGGAAAAATTCGAACCAATCCAAACTTTCCAATTCGGCGGACAACGGGGACGCCTTTACGTCCGGTTCGTCCAACGAAATGGGTTCATTCCAAAAGAACCGGGCCGGGCAATAACCCAAATCGTGGGCCGCTTCAACTTTCGGCATACCGACCAATTGGCCCGTGTGCTTCCGGTCGTCCCAAACGCGGTACGTTTCATCGTCCAACACAACGATTTCGTCACGGCGACGGAACACGATAAAATCCATTTGGCCCGTTGTCGGGTCGGCCTTATACGTAATTACGTCGTCAATCGGCAACCAATAAAAATACGGTTCGGGTAATTCTGTTGTCTGTTCCCGTGCGACGTCAACGATTAGAACGGAATTGATTTCGGATTTGAAAAATTCCCATCCTTTCGTTGCCCAAACGTCGGGTTCGTTCAACTTGGTTTGCCTGTATTGTTCCCAATCGTCGCGTTGGGCGGAATTTGCGAATTGATAATTGAACGCCGGGTTGCGCCCGTCGAAAATGCGGCTTAATTTGTCAAAGCAAATTTCCGTTATTTCATTGGTTTTAATGGGATAACGGAAAAGTGCTTTGAACAAAACAAACTTATCGTGCGGCAAGATATTTTCCGCCATCGCAAGGAATTGCGTTAACGGAATGGAAATGTACGGCGAATTGAAAGACGTAACGCGTTTTACCGTGTGAAATTTGATGCGCATTTGGTGCAATTTCGCACGGCTCAAAACGGCGGAACGCTTATTTTCCGCTATTTCCTTTCTTATCTTGGCGACGTCGTAACCCATAATCCAAAAATTCGAATTTCGATTTTTCCGGCAAATGCCAACCGCCGTTGCGTGGCATCCTCAACAGGCGTTCCGCGTGGGAAAATTCAAATTCCCGGGTAACGCCGTTTGCAACCAACGTTACCGTGGTTGTCTTGGCGTTCATTATTCAGTAGGGACCAAATCGGTAAGCGGGTTAAAGTCAGTTGGCGTGACAATAACCAAATCGTCCGAATAATTGTCGGGATATTGCCAAGAAATAGCGTTGGAATCCTTGGCGTCGAAATTGCCGTGAATCTTGGACCCGATGAAAAGGCCACGAATCGGAATCGGGTAATACGTGGTCGCGGTCGTTTGGTCTTGCAACGCTTCGATTTTCCCGTTTTCGTCGAACAGGAACACGCCAAGGTTTCCGGCGTTCGCTTCGCATTGTAATTCTTTCATCGCCTTAATGACGGATTGCGGAACGGAACGCAATTGGCCGTCGAATTGAACGGGATTGCCGCCCAACACTTGGGCGATGCCGCCCAAATCATCGTTTCCGCCGGACGTCATACGGGCATCGCCGCCGGAATCGGCCGGGGCGTTGATGTACGGGGTAACAACCACTTTCGAACCGTCGGCGGCGGACAACAACGCGGTCCAAGACGCCAACGCGGTAATCGCGGCGGAATTGGTAAAACTGTTTCGGGTTCCGTCCGCTTTATGCAAGCGTTGGAACGCGACCTTTTGGATTTGGCCGAAATTTTCCGGGCAAGTGACATTCGGGATTGTCGGGATTGCGGCGGCGGCCGGACATTGACAAATCAAAGACATAATCTTGTAATTTTAATTGTTAAATGATTTTCACGGCGACCCGTAGCCGCTTCCGATTGCAAATGTAGTTATTTTTTCAAAAAAACGCCTACAATTAATTTTATTTCCAAAAATGGGTAATTCCTTATCTTTTCCGCAAAAGCCCGTCAAATCGCCCGAAATCGGCCTTAATGGACACGGACGCCACGGGACGCCGCGCCGTATGGTTTTGTGTTCCCGTCGGCAATTTCCTTTTCGTATATGCCGGTCAATCCGTCGGCGTCGTCGTCGTGTTCGTTCGCGTCAAACTTTCGCAAGAATCCAACGATATGGTCGTGGAATTTCTTGTACCGGGTTTCCCATCCGAACGGGAACACGATATGTTGGTTGACAAACGGGGCGTTCGTGACAATCCGGGATTCTTTGTTTTCGCCTTGGTAAAACGGGACGGTCAACGCACGAACCTTTTTTTTCACGTTCTTTTCGAATTGGGACCCGCCGTTGTTCGATTCAATCCACGCTTTTTGAACGCCATTGTTGTTTATCAACCGGGGAACGGTTACGGTTGTAACGTCCGTTGGTTCGTCGGTAAATTCAATGTCGGTTATAAGGGCGAACAACAACGGTTCGTACCGGCGTTTGTTCTCATTCCAAATTTGGTTTTCCGATTTGTAAATGTCATAAGACGCGGCAAACAAAAAGTCGTCGCCTTGGTCGGCAACATCCACGTAACAACCCGAACGGATATATTGGCCCCAATCCTTTTTTTCAACCCACGTTTTGAACGGTTGGTACAGGAACGCCGTTGCGTCGCCCGGGTTCCCTTGGTACAGGCATTGGAAACCCAACGGGTCCAATTGTTTTTGCGCCAACAGTCGTTCCAACGAATGGCGTTGCGCCCACAACGGTTGCCCGGCTTCGCGTTGGTCAATTTCCGTTGGTTGGCCTGTTTTGATTGCTTCGAAATTGACCAATACCCACGCCCCGGCCGGGATGTTTTCAAGGTCCGCCCACGATTCGACGAACACGACCTTTTCCGAATCAATGATTTTGCCAATAATGTCGTCGGGATGCCATCGCGTAAACACGATAAGTTGTTGGGAATCGTTGTGCAAACGGGTTTGTGCGACCTTTGTAAACCAATCCCACGCGGCCGCCCGGATTATCGGGCTATTGGCTTCCGACGAATCCTTGTACAAATCATCGTAAATCATAACGTCAACCGTCTTTGACGTCAACGAACCGCCACGGCCAACGACACGCAACGAACCGGTATGATTCACGATTTCGAACACGTCCGAATTGCGCAAGTAATTGTTGGCAACGGTTACGACGTTGGACCCGTTTAATACTGTTTCCGGGAAAACGGCCCGGTAACTTTCCGAATCAATCAACCGTTGAACGTCCCGGTTGAAATCCTTTGCAATCGTAGCCGCATACGAACAAATGCAAATCCGAATATCCGGGTACAATCCCAACATATCGGCCGGAAGAAACCGGCTTGAACCTTGCGAATTGTGGGTTGGTACAAGTTCATATCCCGCAAGATATATTCCGCCCTCAACCTCAATACAATTTACGTTCGCGGTTCCGTATTCGTTGACGGATTCGATAAAAAATCTTTTTTTGTCGTCCCGGTCCGAACGCGTTTTGTTTTCTAAACGTTCCTGTTTTCGCGGAATATCAAAAATTCTATCAGTCCGGTCCGGATTAAACATTATTCGAACCTTATTCCCGCAATCTTTCCCATAAAGACGCGCAACGTATGTATGTCGCGTTGGCTTATATCCCAACGTGCGCAACAACACGTAAACATCGTTCGCCAATTGACCTTCTTTTTGGCAAAATTCGCACGTTCCGCGCATATTAACGCATCCGTCCGTATCCATCAAACCACGCAATAATTCGCGCCGGCTTTCGACATCCGCCAACATATATTCGACCGGTATATGTTTGTTTCGCAACACGCCTATACGCCGCAAATCTTTTGTTTCTAATCCGCGCAAATGAACGCGAAATGCGGTTTTGTCGGATTTAATTTGAACCGCGTATGACCGCAAATGTTCAATATCTTCCGTTCCGCAAGAAATCCACTTATCAAAACTATTCCCGTCGCCCAACCAAAGACCCAACAGATACGGCGAAACAGGCAAAGAACGTTTCGGCATATCAATAATTGCATCGGCCGGGATATATGGATTGCGCCGGTTCCGTCTTGAAAACAGATTTTGCGTTTCAATGATTTCACGGACGCGTCCTTTGTGGTCGTCGTGGTCCGCGTACACGACCCATTCGTGTTGACGGGCCGCAATCAACGAAAAGCCATCGGCGAAACATACATATTGCGATTCGCATTTGTAAACCCCACTATTCCATTTGACGCGGCGCGGCTTTCCATCTTCGCCAAATACATAATCCCCGGGGCATAAATCGCCGTGGCGTTTCCATCCTTTCGTCGTCAATACCGGCGTATCTTCCCGCAATGCTTTGCCGTGTTGCGGCGGGGCCTGTATGATTAGTTTTTTGATGCGCTTTTTAGCGAACAAATCCAACACGCGGTAATACGCTTTATGGAACGGCGTTGGTTGAAAGTTCGGGTCCATATATTCCGCAAACCACAACAGGTTACGCCGTGCGCCCTCTTGTAAGAACAATTCCGGGTGTTCCGATAATGCCCGGGTTATTTGCATCGTATCAACGTCCATAAATCAAAAATGGCCCATTGGCGACGGGCCGGGTTTCGCCGCCTTTGGGCCAACTGAAACGAATTTTGAGAAACAAACATAAACATTCGGTTAATATATTCCAGCCAATCAATTGTCAATACCGACGTGCGCAATATCCGGCCATCGTGCGTTCATAAACGCAATAACGGATTGTTGCACCCGTTCAAACTGTTCGTCGGTCAACGACCGGCCCAAATGGATAATAATAACATCTTCGTTCGGGTCGGCCGGTCCGTCCGTCTTACTGAATCCCGCCATTATTTCCCGTTTATCGCGTCAATAACTTGCGCCAACAGGTTATCCGGGACGTTGGCCAAGGTAATGCCCGGTTTGGATTCCGTTTCAATCTTGCCGGTTAATTCTTGGATGTGCTTATTGGACCATTCGCCCGGGGCGCGGTTGCACAACGCAAAGATTATCGCGGTTGGATTCGGCGCGGCCTTTTTGTGGACAATCTTTTTTTTGACCTCAACCATTTTTCCGTTTTTGTCCAACGCCGATTCGGTCGTTGTTTCATCCCATTCGTAA